ATTATTAGTATTTTTTATTATATTATTAGTATTTTTTATTATATTATTAGTATTTTTTATTATATTATTAGTATTTTTTATTATATAATAATATAATACTTTATAAATTTAAATATAAATATAATAACATTAATAATATAATAATATTACTAGTCTTATTAATTAATTATGATAAAAATTAATAAAAATGCAATTATTAATAATAATTTTAATATAAAACTAAGTTATCCAAGAATTGACAAAGTTTCAAATAATAAAACATTACAAAATAGTTATAATAAAAGTCAAAATAATTATTATAATAATTATCAATCAGAATATTATCAATCAGGATATTATCAATCAGCTAATTATCAATCAATAAATTATCAATCAGCAAACTATAAATTAGCAAACTATAAATTAGCAAACTATCAATCAGCAAACTATCAATCAGCAAATTATTATAAAAATAATAATATTATAAAAAATGACATTATTATAAAAAATGACACTATTATAAAAAATATAAATAATTCAAATAATTCAAATTATTCAAATAATTCAAATAATTCAAAAAATTCAAAACTTAATGAAAAAATAGAAAATTTTATTATTAAAAATAATAATAAACAAGATAATATTAAAAATATAATATGTAATAATTGTTCTAAACAAGGGCATTATTATTATCAATGTAAATTACCAATTATTAGTTATGGAATAATAGCAATAAAAAAAACAGATGATGGTTTAAAATATTTAATGATAAATAGAAAAAATAGTTTTGGTTATATTGATTTTATAAAGGGTAAATATTCTTTAAATAATTTAAGTCAGTTACAAATAATAATAAATGAAATGTCATTAGAAGAAAAACAAAAATTATTAACGTTAAATTTTGATGAATTATATAAAGATTTATATAAATCAAATAATTTAAAGAATGAAGAAAAAATAAGTTCAAAAAAAAAATTTGATATTTTAAAAAATGGTATGATATTAAAAAATTATTCAGCTAATGTTATAATAAAAAATAATAATATAGATTATAATACTTATTATACTAGAGATTATAATAGCGATTACAATATTGATTACAATATTGATAATATAAATAATATTAATAAAAAAGAAAATAATAAAGTTAATGAACTCAAGGAAGTAAATGAACTCAAGGAAGTAAATGAACTCAAGGAAGTGAATAAAGTCAATGAAGTTAATCTAATTGATGAAGATAATAAAGATAATGAGAATAATGAAATTATAAAATTAGAAAAACTAATTAAAGAAAGTAATACGGCATGGAATGAAACAGAATGGGAGTTTCCAAAAGGTCGTAAAAATTCTCAAGAAAAAGAATTAGATTGTGCTTTCCGTGAATTTGAAGAAGAAACAGGTATAAAATCTTCAAATTTAGAATTAGTAGAAAATTTATTACCAATAGAAGAAGTATTTATTGGTTCAAATTTAAAATGTTATAAATATAAATATTTTCTAGCATTATTAAAAAATAATATACACTTAAATGATAGTGTATTATTAAAAAATAATTCCGAAGTAAGTAAAATCCAATGGAAAACAATTGATGAATGTTTAAATTCAATAAGAAATTATAATATAGAGAAAAAAGAATTAATTATTTCAATAAATTCATTATTAAATGAATATTGTTTAGTAAATTATTAAAAAAAATATATTGAATATTATAGTTAAATATATAAATTTATATAACTATAATATAAGTAAAATATAAAATATTTATAAATGACTACACTAGAAAAGAGCGAATTAAAAACTACTCAATTAGAGACTAACCAATCAGAAATTAACCAATCAGAAACTACTCAATTAGAGACTAATAAATCAGAAACTAACCAATCAGAAACTAACCAAACAGAAACTAACCAATCAGAAACAAACCAATCAGAAACTAACCAATCAGAAACCAACCAATCAGAAACCAACCAATCAGAAACCAACCAATCAGAAACCAACCAATCAGAAACTAGTGAATTAGAATGTAATGATGAAAATTTATATAGTCCACAATGTAATAAATTATTAGCAGATTTAGAAGTTAAAGAACAAGAATTTTTATTAAAAAATCCATCATCATTCAATTTTTTATATCCTAACTTAAATGATCCAAAATTTAATTTAAAAATAGCATCTAAAAAAGAATTTAATGAAAATACATATGATGGTACATTATACGATGATATCAAAGTATACTCAGAGCAAGCTATGAAAGCTACTTATGATTTAGCACCACATCAATTATTTGTAAAAAACTTTCTTTCTCTTCAAACACCATATAATAGTCTACTTTTATATCACGGTTTAGGAACAGGTAAAACCTGTAGCGCAATAGGAGTAACAGAAGAAATGCGTGCTTATAATAAGCAAATGGGTATATCTAAACGTATTATAATTGTTGCCTCTGAAAACGTCCAAAATAATTTTAAATTACAATTATTTGATGAACGTAGACTAATAGAAGAAAATGGTATATGGAATTTAACAGGTTGTGTAGGTAATAATTTAATAAAAGAAGTAAATCCAATGTCAATGCCAATTTCAAGAGAAAAATTAATAGCACAAGTAAAAAGTTTAATAAATTCATCATATGTATTTTTAGGTTATATTCAGTTTGCCAATTATATAATAAAAACAATGAATTATGAAGAAGAATATAAAAAACAACGTGCTAATGCGTCAAATCCAAAGAATTTCAAGTTTCAATTGAATAAATCATTGAGAAAAAAATTAAATTCAGAATTTGGCTCAAGATTAATAGTTATTGATGAAATACATAATATACGTAAATCTGATGTTAGTGAAACAAAAAAAGTAGCGTTGAATTTGGAATATTTAGTTCAAAGTGTACCGAATATGCGTTTACTTTTTCTCTCGGCAACTCCAATGTATAATAGTTCCAAAGAAATAATATGGTTATTAAACTTAATGGCTATGAATGATAAGCGTTCTAAATTAGAAAGTCGTGATGTTTTTGATAGTTATGGTAATATTAAAGCCAGCGGACGAGATTTATTAATAGCAAAATCAAATGGTTATGTGTCTTTTGTACGTGGAGAGAACCCATATACATTTCCATATAGAATTTATCCAAAATTATTTGCTCCACAAGCTTCATTTCCACAAATAAATTATCCTAATTATCAAATGAATGCTAAGAAAATTAAACACGAAGATAAAAAACGTATAATTAGTCTTTATTTAAATACTATTGGTAAATGTGGTAATTGTGGTGAGTGTCAATATTGTAATTATAAATATATTATTAGTAAATTACGTGCTAGCAAGTTTAATATTACTACTAAACAAGGAGTTATTAAAGAATTACCAAATTTTGAAAATATGGAGTCATTTGGTTATACAATGTTGATGATACCATTAGAAGCACTTATAATTAGTTATCCACACGATGATTTGAGAGAAATTATACAACAATTACCTAAACCATTATATTCAAATGATTTTAGTCCGAGTTTTAGTGAATTAAAAGAAAAATCCGAACCAGAAATTGATGTAATTAGTGAGAGTTCATTAAAAGAAGCCTCAAATTCACAATTAGAAGAAATTGATGAATTACAAGAAGAAGAGCAAGCACAAGAATTATCTCAACTTATTTCATCATCACCATCATCATCATCACCATCATCATCATCACCATCATCATCATCACCATCATCATCATCACCATCATCACTTTATAATATTGAACCTAAATATTTAACAGGTAAAACTGGATTAGAACGTATGATGAATTTTAAAGATACAAGAACACCACCAATTAAAGGTGAATTTGAATATAAACAATCGATATTAAACTCTTATGGACGTTTATTTACACCAGAAAATATCGGTAAATATAGTGCTAAAATAAAAACAATAATAGATAATATTTATGACCCAATAAATAGTAAAGTTGCCGAAGGTTTAATATTAATTTATTCACAATTTATTGATGGAGGATTAATTCCAATGGCATTAGCATTAGAAGAATTAGGAGTAACACGTTATAATGGTGCTGGTGCTAAATCTTTGTTTAAAACACCACCATTACCACCTGTAGAAGTGTCTTCATTTCAACCATTAAAAGGAAAAGGTGCAAGAGCAACATATTCAATAATATGTGGAGACCCAAGATTATCACCAAATAATGATTTGGAAGTAAAAATAATAACTGATGAAACTAATAAATCAGGTGAAAAAGTAAAAATAGTATTAATATCAAAGTCAGGGTCAGAAGGTATAGATTTTAAATTTATCCGTCAAGTTCATATATTAGAACCGTGGTATAATATGAATAGATTAGAGCAAATAATAGGTCGTGCTATACGTAATAAAGCATTAAAAGACTTGCCATTTGAAAAGCGTAATGTAATGATATATTTACACGGTACAATATTAGATACTAATGAAGAAGAAGCAGTTGATTTATATGTATATAGAGTAGCAGAACATAAAGCAAAGCAGATAGGTGAAGTAACTCGTTTATTAAAAGAAAATTCAGTAGATTGTATAATAAATTACGAGCAAACAAATTTTACTCAAGAGAAAATAAATGAACTATTAAAAACACCAGTAAAACAAGAATTAAGTAATGGATTAATATTAGATGATTTTAAAATAGGTGATGAACCTTATTCAGTGAATTGTGATTATATGGAATTTTGTGAATATAACTGCACTAATGGAAATAAAATACCAGAAACAGATAACTCAACATATAATGAATATTTTAATTCTCTCAATTATTCTAAAATAATAGAAAAAGTAAGATTATTATTTAAACAACAATTTTTTTATAAAAAAGATACATTAATTAAATTAATAAATATACCTCGTGAATATCCGCTTTTACAAATTTATGGTGCATTATCACAATTAATAGATGAAAATGAAATATTAGTTAGTAAATATGGAACAAATGGTCGTTTAATAAATATTGGTGATTATTATTTATTTCAACCATTAGAATTAATTAGTAAAAATATTAGTTTAAATGAAATTAATACACCATTAGATTATAAACATGAAATGATTAAATTTGAATTTAAACCACGTGCTAAATTAATAGCAGAAGAACAAGCACGACCTATTAAAAGATTAGAACAACCGACAATAATTTCACAAGAAGAATTAGAAACCAAACAATTTGAAAAAGAACCACTAGAACAACCACAAGAATTACAAGAACTACGTCGTGACGTACATTATTTAAATGGAGTTGCTATTATGACAAATTTAAAAGAAAATAGTGCAATTGTAAATGAATTTAAAAATGAACCTCGTGTTGAACGTGGTGATGATAATTATTATAAACACGCAGGAATAGTAATTCAAAAAATGGGTCAAATGTATCCAGAATCAAAAGATTATTTAATTGATTATTTAATAGCACATTTTGTAGAATTATTATTATTTGATGATAAACTAGATTTAATAAATTATTTATATTCTATTAATCTTGATAATTTAGAGAGAAATTCTCTCGAAGCACAAACAAAAAGATATTTTGAATATCAAATAATTAGCTTAAAAAATTTCAATGTATTAATAATGTATAAATTGAATAAATTAATGATTATGATATTAGATGAAAATAATAAATGGGTACATGCAGAACCAGAAGACCAATTAATAATAGCTAAAAATCCAAAAATAAAAGAAGTTTTACAATTTAATAAAGCAGATTATAATCAAATAATAGGATTTATTGGTTATGAAAAAAAGAATAAATATTTAGTATTTAAAACCAAAAATATGGATTCAAAACGTGATACTGGAGCACGTTGTGATGATGCTATAAAAAATAAGAATATGAAATTATTAAATACTATTATTGGACGTGAATATTTTACAAAAGAAAATACAGCATTAAAACGTGCTAAAGATGGTGAAATATTACAAGAAGCTGTACCAAATGTAGAATTTTGTGTATTAGAAGAGTTTATATTACGTTATTTTAATCAGATTAAAAAAGATGGTAAACTATGGTTTTTAACACCTGAAATGGCTATTTATCATAAATTGTATACAATATTTATTTAGAGCAATGTGTATATATAATGTTACTTTTATAATTTATTATTTTTTATTACACCGACAAATATTTATTGATTTTATAACTTAGAATATTATATTAGCACATTATATTAGCATATTATATTAGCACATTATATTAGCATATTATATTAGCACATTATATTAGCACATTATATTAGCACATTATATTAGCACATTATATTATAATATAATATTATAATATTATATAAAGTTGTGATAATTATAAAAAATTATATAATATTAAAATATAATGTCATTTAATTTAAATAATATTTTAAACTCAGGAATAGATGTTATTGATGGATTTTATAAAAAAAAAGCAAATATAAATAGTTTTTATATTGTAAAAACAGAAATAAGAGAAGGAATTTATAAAATTTCTAATTTTATAATTCAATATAAAGGTATATATTATTGTAATAATAATCTTGTTTATGTTATAGGACAACTTATAGATTTTATTCCTGAATATCATAATAATTTAAATATTGATTTATTAAAGTCAAGAGAAATTAAATTGTGTGTATTAGATGATATTAATATTAGAAAAATTGAAAATAATATTAATAATAATATTTTTCCAATAGTAAATAATGATAGTAGTAAATCTGTAACTAATATAGAAGAATTTAGATTAATTTCTTTAACTAATACAAAACAAAGAATACCTATATGTTTTAATGAAAATAATTATCAAACAAATACAATATTAAAATGGTTAGAATTAGAACCTTATATTGCTTTAACTTATATACCTAATTATAAATTATTATATTATAATATTGATAGAAATAAATACGGACAATTAATAAATAGCACTTCTTTATTTTATGATTATAATTATCTAAATGATTCATATTTATATCCTACACCAAAACATAAATTAACACGTGAAAATATTGAAAAAAAACAACCAATTCATTATCAATGTAATAGTTTTAGAATGAATGATAATGAAAGTTATTTTATAGAATTTTCACCATCACAATTGAGAGAAATAAAGAATTCACTATCATTATTAATAGACCCTAATCCAAATTCTTTACTTGATGGTGTTTACACATATGTTATAATGTCTTGTGGTAATAATGAGCCATCAGTATTTTTATATAAAATAAATACATTATTTGAAATAGGAACAAAACATCCAGAAATGGTACAAAGAATAATTAATGAAGAAGAATATAAAAATTGTGAAAATTATCAAGTTTATTACGCTGGTGAGTTATATAAAAATGATGATTTAATAAATATTTTATTTAATTTTAATTCTGGCGGATTTATGTTAAATAAAACAACTATGCGTGATTATATAGGTTCTAATTCAAATGAATATAATGCTTTTGAAAGTGGTATAGAATTAGTAAAAGGTAAATTTGAAACATTATATAATGGTGAAGAAAAAGAACAAGGAATAAAATATACAAATCAACAATTAATACACCCAATATATATAGAATTTAATAGTGAAGTTTTAGATGATTTTAAAAAAAAAGGAGCATTAATAATAAAATTTATTGATAAACAAGATTGTTATGATTTTCAAGAAAATTATTATGATAAATATTATAATGATATTAATGAATTAAAAAATTTAATTGAAGAACAAAAAAAAAATGAGAATGTTGAATTTATAAGTGATAATGAAACTTATAAAAATTTTATTGACTCATTAGATGAGTTATATAATGAGTTTGAAAAAAAAGAAGAAGAAAATAGTAATATTACTTTAATTAATGGGGGTTATGGAATTAAATTATTTAGAAGTAAAAATAAAAATATGAAAAAAAATATTAAAAAAAATAACATAAAAACATATAAATATAAATATAAATTTAAAAAAAATAAAAAAAATAAGATAAAAACTTATAAATATAAATTAAAGAAAAATATTAGAAAAATATGAGAAAAATATTAGAAAAATATTAGAAAAATATGAGAAAAATATAAGAAAAATATAAGAAAAATATAAGAAAAATATATTAAATTCAAATTAAAGTTAAAATTGATTGTAAATAATAAATATATTAAATGTAGTATATATATTTAATATATTTATTATATGGAAAGTGAAAATAAGCAATCTATACAATTAAAACAAATAAAAAAGAAAGATATTAAAATACAATCAATTTATTCAAGATCATTATTAACACGTAAAATTATATTAACATTAGATCAAATTGGAAAAAACTTGAATGAAAATTTAGAATATGCTATTGCTAATAATTATGAAGGTAAATGTGGAATTGAAGGATATATTAAACCAGGTTCTTGTAAAATAATACGATATTCAAGTGGTTTATTAGAGAGAGGACAAAATATAGTATTTGAAGTAGTATTTGAGTGTTTTATTTGTTTTCCAGTTGAAGGAATGCTTATTAATTGTGTGGCTAAAAATATAACAAAGGCAGGTATACGTGCTGAAAGTCAGAATGAAACACCTTCACCAATTGTAGTATTTATAGCAAAAGACCATCATTATAATTCAAAGCAATTTGGTGCTATTAAAGAAGGAGATAAGTTATTAGTACGTGTATTAGGTCAGCGTTTTGAATTAAATGATAAATATATTTCAATTATTGCAGAGTTAGTGCAAGATTATAATAAAGAAGAAAAAACAAAACCAAGATTAATTATTTAGGGTATTCATTTTATTCTCTAAGATATCTCAGTTAAAATTATCAGCATAAATTATCAGCATAAATTATCAGCATAAATTAGCAGGATAAATTAGCAGGATAAATTAGCAGGATAAATTAGCAGGATAAATTATCAGCATAAATTATCAGCATAAATTAGCAGGATAAATTAGCAGGATAAATTAGCAGGATAAATTAGCAGGATAAATTAGCAGGATAAATTAGCAGGATAAATTAGCAGGATAAATTATCAGCATAAATTATCAGCATAA